CTTTATACATATCTGCAAGATTTCGCAAAGGTGAGAGACTATATCGTAGAAGTAGAGGATGATAAACGTTACGGATCTCCTTCACAAAAAGTACAAATCAATCCTAAAAATATTATGAAGTTCATTGAAGATGAGGAACTCACTTCTCGTGGACAACCCATCTCGTGCAGAGACTACCAGTTTAATGCAGTATGCCATGCCTTAGAAAATAAAAGAGCCATCCTACTATCGCCAACTGGTTCTGGCAAGTCTTTGATTATCTACTTACTAGTCAAATATTGGCATGGAATTATCAATCCAAACGGGCGTAAGAAGCTTTTGATTGTGGTTCCTACTACATCTCTTGTTGAACAGATGTATGAGGATTTTCGTGACTATGGCATGATGGTCGAGAATGGAGTACATAAAATCTACTCTGGTAAAGATAAACAGTTTAACCAAGGTACAGTAATCAGTACGTGGCAATCCATCTACAAAATGCCCACTAAATGGTTTGAACAGTTTGGTTGTGTTATTGGTGATGAGTGCCATGGGTTCAAGGCTAAATCTCTCACAACTATTATGAACAAATGTACTGAAGCCAACTATCGCTTTGGTACATCAGGTACGCTTGATAATACACAAACCCATGAACTAGTTCTGCAAGGATTGTTTGGTAAAATATTCAACGTAACTACCACGAAAAAACTGCAAGAGATGAACACTTTGTCTGCGCTGGAAATAAATGTTTTATTGTTGATATATAGTAAGGACATCAGAAAGAACTGGGGCAAAAAAGACTACCATACAGAACTAGATTATATCGTAAAATACGAACCTAGAAACAAGTTCATTACAAACTTGGCTCTGGATCTCAAGGGTAACAGCCTGATATTGTTTCAGTTCGTGGACAAGCATGGCAAACCCCTACATCAGATGATTAAAGATAAGGCAGGTGACGGTAGAAAAATATTCTATGTCTCTGGAGATACTGACACAAATGATCGTGAACAGATTAGAAAAATTGTGGAGAATGAGGAAAACGCCGTTATTGTGGCTAGTTTGGGTACCTTCAGTACTGGTATTAATATTCGTAATCTTCACAACATTATATTCGCTTCTCCTTCTAAATCACAGATTAGGGTCTTGCAATCGATTGGTCGAGGACTCAGAAAGTCTGATGATGGTAGAATCACCACGCTCTATGACGTCGCAGATGATTTGCACTGGAAGAAGAATATGAACTACACGCTCAATCATTCGGCTGAAAGAATAAAGATATATAACAGAGAACAGTTTAAGTATACCATTCATAAGGTAGATATATAATGCAACTTGATATAAAACAAATGAAACTAATCAGCGGTGAAGAAATTATTGCAGAAGTAATTGATTCGCTAGTTGATGATGAAAGCATGCCATACGATGCTCTTGTAGTAAAGAATCCATTCACTGTAGATGTTTTTCGAAAGAACGTGTTTCTCAGACCTTATATGATTTTGGCAAAGCAAGATCAAGTCCACCTATTGAACATGGATCACTTATCTGTCGTAATGGACCCCAATAAAGTTCTACAAGCACTATATAAAAAGACCATGGATGATTTTTATGAATCACACCCTGAAGCTATACCAGATGAACATGATGTTGGTATATATCGAGGTAACTATGATGAGCCAGAAGACTCGGACAATGATAACATAATCCGTTTCGATAAGAACAAGCTGAACTAAAAGTATACTACCCTGGCTTTAAGGCTGATACCTTATTATATAGTGATTCGCTTGAGTCGTCAACCCCTAAAATGAAATAGATGCAAAAATAAAATAGTTGCATTCCTCTAGATCCTATGCTATAATAGGAGAAATAATCAGGAGATTAATAATGAAAGCAAAAGACAAGCCGCATTATGTCAACAACAGAGACTTTAGTAATGCGGTCACAGATTATGTTGTTACAGTACAAGAAGCAGTAAAGCAAGAACAAGAGCCACCGAAAGTCACCGACTATATCGCAATGTCTTTTCTTCGTATTGCCCAAGGGCTATCTCACAAGGGTAACTTTGTACGCTACACCTATCGAGAAGAGATGGTGATGGATGGAGTTGAACACTGTCTCAAAGCAATCAAGAACTACAACATCGAAGCAGCGACTCGTACTGGTAAGCCAAATGCCTTTGGGTATTTTACACAGATCTGTTGGTATGCTTTCCTACAACGTATTGCCAAAGAGAAAAAGCAGCAAGATATCAAACTGAAGTACATTGCTCAGACACCTGCATTTGACTTTGCTGATGGTGACTTGGATGATATCGCAAAGGTTGCTGGTGTTGTTGACCAACTCAAAACACGTATCGACTCAGTGAAAGAAAAAGACAAGTTTTTTGCTGAAGAAGTCAAGAAGCGTAAGCGGCAAAAGAAAGTAGATCCAAATGAGGGTCTGGGGAAGTTTATGAAATGAAGGTGGCGATTTTAAATGATACTCATTGTGGCATTCGGAATAGTTCTGACGTATTTCTCGATAACGCAGAGAAATTTTACAATGATGTATTTTTCCCTCATCTACTGTCAAGCGGTATTCGCCGTATTATTCACCTCGGTGATGTTTTTGATAACAGGAAGTTTATTAACTTCCGTGCTCTTAACCGCTATCGTAAGTCGTTTCTTAGCAAACTAAGAGAACATGGTATCCACATGGATGTGATCCCAGGCAATCATGATACGTTCTTCAAGAATACGAACGATCTAAACTCTTTAAAAGAGTTGTTGGGTCATTATATGAACGAGGTTACAATCCATATGGAGCCTTCTGTTCTAAACCTAGATGGGTTTAAGTTTGCGATGTTGCCTTGGATTACTCCAGAGAATAGAGATAAATCTCTTGAGTTCATTAGCACGTGTAAAGCAGATTGGCTTGGTGGACACTTAGAACTCAGAAACTTTGAGGTGATGCGAGGAGTTCAATCACACGAAGGTATGGACCATAAACTTTTCAAAAGATTTGAGAAGGTTCTCACAGGTCATTTTCACGTAGGGTCTGAGAGAGACAACATTAAATATGTCGGCACACAGATGGAGTTTTTCTGGTCTGATGCAGGTGATGCTAAAGGATTTCATGTGTTGGATACCTCTACACGTGAACTTGAAAAGATCAATAACCCACACACTCTGTTTCACAAGATCATTTACGATGATTCGAAAACAGATTACTCTGCCTTCATTCCTGATGTGACGGATAAGTTTGTAAAAATAATTGTAATAAACAAGCAAGACCTCTTTACATTTGATCGATTTGTTGATAGAATACAAGCACAACAAATACATGACTTAAAGATTGCTGAGAACTTTGATGAGTTCTTGGCTGATAACGTAGAAACTAAAGAGATTGCTGTTGAAGACACAAGCCTCTTACTTGATAACTATATTGATACTGTCAATACAGACCTTGATAAAGATAGACTTAAAACTGCTATGCGCAATATTCTTATCGAGGCACAGACTCTGGAAGTAGCATGATTAAATTTGAAATGGTACGGTGGAAAAACTTTATGTCCACTGGTGATAGCTGGACTGAAGTGGATCTTGTCAAAAACAAGTCTACTCTTATTGTTGGACAGAACGGTTCTGGCAAGAGCACAATGCTTGACGCTATGTCTTTTGCATTGTTTGGTAAGCCACATCGAAATATTAAGAAGGGTCAACTGGTCAACACAATCAATAACAAAGACTGTCTTGTGGAGTTGAACTTCAAGATTGGTACAGACTCACATAAGGTTGTTCGTGGTATTAAGCCTAACATTTTCGAGATTTGGAAGAACGGCACAATGATTAATCAATCATCTCATGCCAAGGAATACCAAAATATTCTTGAACAGAATATCATCAAACTCAACCACAAAAGTTTTCACCAGATTGTAGTGCTAGGATCTTCTTCCTTCATTCCGTTTATGAAACTACCTGCTCTTCATCGTCGTGAGGTCATCGAGGATTTGCTTGATATCAATGTATTCTCTGTGATGAATGGTATCATTAAGCAGAAAAGTTCTGTGATCAAGGAAACTATCAAAGATATTACCTACAACTTGGATCTGGTGAAACAAAAGATTGATAGCCAGAAGAAGTATATCCGAGATATAACCCAGATCAACGATGAGGAAATAAACTCCAAGCGAACTCAGATTACAGATGTCGAAACTGAAATCCATGAACTGCAGGAAATAAATGGAGAAGCATCTGCCTACATCGAAAGAGAGAGTGACCAAGCCGAGAGCAATCTCAAAAGTTCTCAAGAAAAACTCCAGACATTATCTCAGTATAAAGCTGAGTTCAATACTTCTGTAAAGGCTTTGGTCAAAGACGCTAAGTTCTATGAGGAAAACTCAGAATGTCCTACGTGTGAGCAAGTGATTGCTGAAGAAGTGCGTGAAACTAAGTTGACAGATTCTAAAGCAAAAGCCAAAACACTGAACAGTGCCATTCGAAAGGTTGGCCTTGAGACTGATGCAATCAAAGAAGTGATTTCAACACAGACCTCTCTCGTGAATACAATCCGTGAAAAGCAATCGTTAATCAATAATAACAACCAAACAATCAAACGACTGCATTCATCAATCTTGTCGATCAATCAAGATATCAATCGTATTATGTCACGTGAAGGTGACCTTGGTAATGCGAACTCTGAACTGAATGCTATGAATGATTCTCGTACTGATCTAGCGGATGAGAAGATGGGGCTAAATGAAGAACTGAGTTATCATGCTGCTATGTCTGAAATGCTAAAAGATACAGGCATTAAGACCAAGATTATGAAGCAATATATACCAGTAATCAATAAGCTAGTGAATGATTACCTTCAGATCTTAGACTTCTTTGTACACTTTACATTGGATGAAAGCTTTGTAGAAACCATTCGTTCGAGACACCGTGATGCATTTTCATATGACTCATTCTCGGAAGGTGAGAAGCAGCGTATCGATCTCTCATTGTTGTTTACTTGGAGACAGATTGCCAAGATGAAAAATTCGGTAGCGACAAACCTGTTGGTGCTGGATGAAACCTTCGATAGTTCTTTGGACCATGATGGTGTAGAGAACCTGATGAAGATCCTTTACTCTCTTGATGACGATACCAATGTATTTGTCATATCCCACAAGGGAGAAATCCTAGAGAACAAGTTTGACAACAAGCTTGAGTTCTATAAACAAAAAGAGTTTTCTAAGTGTCAAGATTTTTCTTTACAAGCCGCTTAGAATCATGTATAATAAACCCAATAACATCAACGACTTAGGAGAATATAATGTCGAAAAATACTAACACCGCTAAACTTGAGCATGATCTCGAAGCAATGCGTGATCTTGCCAACAAGGTAGGTCGCAGTACCGTTGCCGTGATTGATACTATCGTACAGCGTGGCGGTTTTCGTGGTGAAGAACTGAGCACAATCGGTCAGCTACGTGACCAGAGTGTACAGATTATCGCTCTATGTGAAGCAGCACAGCAGGATGACGACGAATAAATAATAACTTTTTTATAATGGATAATGTGAATGTCAGAATTCTTATGGGTCGAAAAGTATCGCCCAAAAACTATATCTGAGGCTATCCTTCCAGCTTCAGTAAAAAAATCTCTTACGTCCATGATCAGTACTGGTGATTTGCAGAATATGCTTTTCACTGGTACTGCTGGTGTAGGAAAAACAACAGCGGCTCGTGCTCTGTGTAATCAACTAGGTCTTGATTATATTATTATCAACGGGTCCGAGGAAGGGAATATCGAAACTCTAAGAGGTAAGATCAAGCAGTTTGCTTCTACTGTTTCACTACAAGGTGGTTATAAAGTGGTTATCCTTGATGAGGCTGATTACCTAAATCCACAATCAACTCAACCTGCACTGCGTGGATTTATCGAACAGTTCTCTGATAATTGTCGTTTCATTCTTACATGTAACTTCAAGAATCGTATCATTGAACCACTCCACTCACGGTGTGCTGTATATGATTTCAACACAACCAAGAAAGAAATGGCTGCACTTTGTGGAGATTTCATGGAACATGTTGAAGGTATTCTACTGAATGAAGGTGTTAAAGATTATGTAAAATCAGATCTTGCTTCCTTGATTTTGAAATATCTACCAGATTGGCGAAGGGTTTTAAATGAGTTGCAGCGCAGTTGTGTTGGTGGTGAGTTCACTTTAACTACCACAACAGGCACAGATCAACTATTTGACCAACTGTTTACCGCTCTCAAAAACAAAGATTTTAAATCTATGCGTAGTTGGGTGGTTAACAATTCAGATCTAAGTACTTCTGCTATCTTGCGAGGGGTATATGATCAAATGGAAGATCGAGTACTACCACAATCCATTCCTCAGTTGATTCTTATCATTGCTGATTATGGATACAAAGATTCATTCGTTGCGGATCATGAAGTAAATCTTGTTGCTTGTATGACCGAAATCATGGGAGATGTTAAGTTCAAATGATACTACATTTATATACACAGAACAAATGCGGTTGGTGCCGCAAGTTAGAAGAAGCTTTGGTTGAATGGGGTCATGAATACGAGGTGTTCAATATCTCTAATGATATTTATGCAAAGCAGTTTATGAGAGATAAAGGTCATAAAACAGTGCCACAGCTATATTATGCTGGTAAGGATGTGATGCAAGGTCCATCAGAAAATCTTACTTCAGGGGATTTACAAGACAACATAGATCGTGTAGAATGGCCTAGTTTAGATTCTGGTATTGAAGGTAACCTATGAAACCATTTGATTATGTAAACTCAATCAACACAACTAAGAAAGATATTATGGTTGACGATATGACCGAGAAGTCATATTTACCTTTTATGATCAACAGATCATTAAGTTACTTTGCTGATACAGTTCTCATGGCTAATGAGATGAACAAACATCATCATCTCGAAAACCGAATGCAGTACGACTTTTTGCGCAACATTGTGCGCAAACGTAAGAGGTTTTCTAAGTGGGCTAAAGCGGAAACTTTCTCAGATCTCGAACTCATTAAAGAATATTATGGATATAGTAATAGTAAGGCACGGCAGGTGCTGCCACTCATAAACAAGTCTCACCTTGATTTTATTAGACAGAAGATGTTTAAAGGCGGAAAGTGAAAACCTATTTTTTATAAATAGTTCCGAATATTAAATTATTTCTGTAATAAAAATAATAATAAAAAGGTGAACACTATGGAACAAGTGGCTGATATTGTGGATTGGTCTCCAGCAAGTATGTTGGAGATAACACTAAACGAACCTGATGACTTCCTAAAAGTAAGAGAAACACTCACTCGAATTGGGGTAGCATCAAGACAGGATAAAAAGTTATATCAATCTTGTCACATTCTGCACAAACAAGGTAGATATTTCATCGTGCACTTCAAGGAACTTTTCTTGTTGGACGGTAAAAAATCTAACTTCGAAATCAATGACGTCGCTCGTAGAAACACCATTTCTACATTACTCAGTGATTGGGGATTGATCCAGTTTGTAAAGAAAGAAGAACTGCAGATGGCACCGCTCCGTCAGATTAAAATTATTCCTTTCAAAGAAAAATCAGCATGGGAACTATGTCCGAAATACAACATTGGTAATAAGTAATGTACAAATGGTATAAGTTTTTACGTGCACGAGGATACAACAGGATCTCATGTATAGACTGTGCTTGGTATAACTCAAAATATTGGATAGCAGAAGGCGAATGGCCTTACGGGATGAAACTAAAATGACGTGGAAAAGTGCTAAGTTTGATCAAGCCATTCGTGATGGTCAATATTATCAATGGAGATTTGGTCAGAGAGAACTGGACTTTGATTGGGAAAGGTGTCTTAGATTACTCGACACTCATATGAAAAACAGGGTTGGTGGTAACGTAGATAAGAATAACTTTCAACTACTCGACTGTCGCAGGAGAGGATCTTTACCCAAGCAGCTAAAAGAAATGTGCGCACAGCTAGATACCAAGTTTCACAAGAACGATGTATCTTTGATCTGCTTTGGCTCTATAGGACCAAACTCTAAAAGTTTCAATATACATCGAGACAATATGGATGTTATATACATGCAAGGTCTTGGAGAAGTAGATCTTTCTATCTGGGAAGGCGTAGAAGGTGCAAAACTGGTGGACAACTTAGATCATGGAGATAGATCCAGTGTTCGTCAGATATTTAAGAAAAGATTTAAAAAGTATGATATTATATGGATACCGAGAGGAACATATCACTTGATAGAACCTGTAGGATCTAGAGTAGGGTTTTCATTTGGAATCGAAGGTGGTCTTGGAAAACAGACAAGTGCTTACCACGATCCAAAGGACTACATATAACGCAATGCGGGTATGACAATAAGTCGTACCTTTACACACCACT